GTCGTCCATTATAACTTTACCAGTTCTGCTTGAGTGTAAGGGATATGGAAGAACTTTTCTCCTTTCTGTATGTAACGTCCTTTAGCTTCCTTTAGGCTCTCTTGGGTTAGCAGTGTGTCCTTGATCCTCCACGCCTGCTTAAAATCAGGGCGAAAGATATAGAAGTTAAGGACACTGTTAGAGCTAGACTTGTGCTTGTCTAGGAGACGTTGTTTACGTTCAGGGATACGTATCTCTTTCCACTCTGTAGGCCAGTCAGCTTTCCACGCAGTCTTAACCTCAGCCTCGTTAAAGTACGTGTAGCCATTCTTTTGGGAGACGACATCTACATTGTAGTTCTCTTCGTTGTTGACAATGACATGACCTTTCCCCTCAAGATAACTAACTAAGGCATCCCTTGCTGGACCATCATAAGCCTCATAAACTGCCCTATTAAATTGTTTACGTACTGCCACCTTAGACTTCCTCTCGCTTCATATCAAAGAAGTTTACAGTGTCCTCGTACCCACCAATGACAGACCCTTCCTCAAAGGATAGCTTATCAAAGTAGTCAGGTAACACTACGGTAGGCACAGTCTTGTAACCCTTCACCTTCATTTGTCGTCGTACCTCAGGGAAGTTCTCAATAGGGATGCTGGTGTACTCATGCCCCTCTTCCTTGATTAACTCTTTTACTTTGTCACACCAAGGGCAGTTACGCTGAGTGATAACGAAGAAGTTGTAGTGTTTCTTGTCGGTCATGGTATCCCCTATGTTAAGTGAGCAGTTTAGATACATGCTCAGGTATGCCCTTGGTAGGGTCTTAATGCGGATGCCTAAACAGAGCCGCCACCTCAGGTTAAGTCAACAATCTCACAACTGTCACCAGAACAAGCTAGTGTCTGGCTACCTGCGGTATTGTCTTCCACTTCATACTCTGACAGTTTAGTCCAGTCGATAGCTTTAGGCATGAGAGACAACATATTTTCGTAGTCACTCTTACCTACCTCTTGGTAGGGTGCCTGCTGGTAAGTATGTTCGCTGTAGGGTAGGAACGACACACCTGACATTTCGTCAAAGTGCTTGTACACAAAAGCCCCAACCTCAAACCACTCGTCAGCCTTCACGTTAATGGTAACACTAGGCTTGTGTTCACACCATGCACGTTGATAGGCAAGCCACATCTCTAGCTGTTCGATAGCTGTCATGTCAGACGTAACTACAGCCCCCTCTGGTGCCTTCTGAGGGAAGCTGAACACCACAGTGCTATCAGGCTTCATAACACAAGGCTCACTGGGGATACCTTGGTCAATCATAAACTGTGTGAGTGGGTCTTTCTTATCCCCACGTACAGTCCTGATGTAGTACTCACTGTGACGGGCATGAATACCACTTGCACTATCAACCAACTGAGACACAGTACCAGAAGGCTTAACACAAGTAATAGCAGCCGCTACAGGGATACCTAGCTTGTCAGCCCACTTAGCGTTAGTGGCAACTGCAATCTCACGGAGATGACTTAAGGTTTCCTCTAGTCCACCATTCTTTGTCGTCATCAACTTGTTGTCCATGATACCCGTCAAGGATACCCCAAGTAGTCGTTCCTCCTCAGTGTTCTTCTGCCATACCTTACGCAGATAAGGGAACTTGGTCAGTGTAGACTGAATAGTACCCAAGATAGTAGCCAACTCCACCTTACGTTCTAGGTCTTCTAGGCTATCTGTTGCCCGAATGACACACTCAGTGAGGTTACAGAACTGGTATGGACGTAGGATAATCTCTGAGCAAGGGTTAGTACCGAACTCATAGTTAGCGTCACGACGGCCATTCTTAGCTGCCTGTACCTTAGAGGCTTGACGGTTGAAGATACCACGTTCCCCTGAGCCACTTTCCACTAGAGCCATCCACTCACGCATGAACGACAAAGCATCTGGTTTCTCAGTATAAGACACAGAGTTGTTAGCCAAGGCTCGTTGTGGTTCGTTCTCCCACCATGCACCACTCTTAGCATGACGCATACGATCATCAGACAAGTTGGACAGAGAGATCATAGCTGACCGACGGACACCACCAACTACAACTACTTCACCAATCTTACACATAATGTCGTGACACTCAACAGAGGACAACTTACGACCTTGTGCTGTCTTGAATTTAGCCACTACGAAGTTGAACAACTCAATAAGAGGTGCTGGACCTGAGGCACGACCACCAAAGGTCTTTAGCTTAGCTCCCGCTGGACGAACTTTAGATACATCCCACTTAGGTACTTCACCACTATAGAGTAGTGCAATGATCTGACGTAGTGCCTTAGCCCAACCCTCTTTGCTGTCCTTGACTACGATTGTCGTATCACTGTTAAACAGCTTCTCTGGCACCTCTGGTAACTTAGTGATGAACTGTCGTTCAACGGAGAAACCTACACCTGTACCACACAACAAGATGAACATAGCCTCATCGAAGGACTTAGGGTCGTCCACTGGCAAGTAGGAACAGTTATACCCTGCTGTGTTGTCACGATCCAGTGCAGGACCAGCAGCCATCATAGCCCGCATAGAAGGCATTACAGACAGAGACAGGATAGCTTGCTCAAGCTCTTTCGCTGTGCCCTTATCGACACCTTCGTTACGAGCCACTACGTTGTCTACATACCGAGAGACAGTCTCACTCCAAGATTCACGACGACCTTCACCCTCAAGCCACCGTGCATAACGGCTTGTGTGGATAAAGGACATATAGTCAGTCATGCCGTAGTTGTTTCGTACTTCTTTCATTTATTGCTCTTTCTGTTTTTTGATTTTGTATAGTCGGTTCATCATAGTCTCTGGCACACACAGGGCAATCAGCTTAGCCTCCGCTTCCTCAAACCCTATCCTACCTTCGTCGTATTGGTTTATCACACTGTCTGCTGTGAGTACCCAAGCTGGGATTATGTTACTAAAGCTCATTTGAACACAAGTTGGGCTGCAATGATAGCCCCCCACATCTTAAGGGTGTTCGTCAGGTCTAGTGGATAATCAACAAACAAACTTACGATAAAGTTAACGTAGATTGCCAACACAAACATAAGGCATATCGTAGCTATAATAGAGCCTACAAGCTCACCTAAATCTTCTGCACTCATACTAGGTCTCCTAAATCAACTTTGGGGTAGTCCTTGTTCTTAAGGATTTTACCATCATCACGTCGTTTTACAGAACCATCAGGTTGAAGACAACGACCGATATTATTACTATGGACACGATGTAAAGCGTCAAGAACGTCCCACCCTTTAGCGTTAGCATACCCGTAGATAACATACAGCAAGTCTGTAAGCTCTTTCAGTTGAGCTTCACCTGTACCTCGAACATACTCACTGCGCCACTCATCAAACTCCTCAGAGATAAGCGTAGCATAAAGCTCAGGGTCAGGTGTCTGACCTGTTAGTCGAGCAAACTCTTTCACCATAGATGTAGGGGGCTTAGGGGCAGGCTCTGCTGTGTAGTAGTCAATCCCCAAGTCGTCCATGTCTTTAGCTGTAATCATTCCTAAACCTCTCTTCCGTAAAACTCCGTAGCCTCAAAGGCTTTGTTCATGTCGAACAGATACCAACAGGCATCCTCTTTACCTACACCCTTGCTGTCCTCAATCCACTTAACACGACCAACTGACACGATCTTAGAACAGTAGGTCATAAGTGCTGCTGATTGCTTAGTGTGCATCCAGTTAGCATCGAACAGTAACCATGTAGGTGCCATATCCATACAATGCTCTATCAGAGGGTGCAACAGCTTTCTGTTCCAGGGTGGATTAGTTATAACATAGTCTATCGCACCCTCTGCACACCCCACATCAAACACGTCTAGCTTGTGGATACCACCAGCCATAGGCTCAATATCTGATGCGAACCTGCACTTACCTAACCCACCAGTAAGCTCACTGATATGCTTAATCAGACGGCCATCACCAGCACAAGGTTCGATGTAAGTAAACTCCCTGTAGATAAGGTGGTCTACAAGGGGTTCAACAGCCTTAACTGGCGTAGGGTAGTAGTCTCTGGGCTTCCTTTCAAAGTCAGAATACTTACCCATCCCAATCTTCAATCTCCAACGGTTCAATGTTGGTGTCGAAGTACCGTTTAAGTTGGTAAGCCTCGTCTAACGTAGAGTACCACATATTACAGAAACCCATCTCACCATCTACTTCTAGCCGAACCACAACCATAAACTCCCAGTCGTCCTCTACACCCTCGTTCCACAACTCCTCTTCCGGGAAGTCGTCACGAGAGATAGGCCCTTCAACTACACCCCAAATCTTAGCCTTGCTTGGGGTATCTTCTGGTTCGTCAAGCCACTTCCTGAGAGCAGACTTAATCCTATTTACAGCACTCATTTATCCACTCCTCTGGTATAAGTTTATCGGAATATTTAAATCCGTTTTTATCACACCAATCCCCGTATGTCGTTTTAGAGCCTTTGTTTATCTTTGCCCTAGAGTTAGAGAACACAAACCGAATGTCAAGGTCTGGTCGTTGTTTCTTGACTAGGAGGTGCTTCTTTCTGTCTGCTGTAAGAAACCTACCTTTAGTCTCAACAATGATGCCATTGCTCAGTATCCTAAAGTCGGGTGTGTACTTTCGTTTCTCATGTACCTCATACTCAATCTTGAGTACCTCATACTCGAAAGACACACCCAAGCCTTTAAGTTGTTTGGAGACCCTATCCTCTAGCCCTGACCTGTATCCGTGCTTGATGCCGTTGGCGGTTGCCATAGCTCTCCCTCTTTCCTACGTAGCCACAAAAGTCGTGCGTTCTCAATGACACGTTCTTCGTCGCCATCGTATGCTTTTAACACAACGTCCCACATCTGGTCCTCAGTCTCACAACCTGCAAGCATCTTAGCAGCCTTAACTGCACCGACCCTGAATAGACCTATGATGTTATCTGCTGCATCACCAGTTAGGATTTGAGTATAGAAGAACAACATCCCGTCAAACTCTGAGACCTCTTTCCACTCTCGCCTGTTGAAGTTGAAGTGACGACAAGGAATTTGTAGCATGTCCTTATCAATAGAAGCCACCACGGTGTCAGGACCGTACTTTGTAGCTGCTATAGCAATAAGATCGTCAGCTTCCTCACCGTAACTTACAACTGCACCCCACTTGTTCACTAGGTGATCCCTAGTTATGCTCAAGTGCTTAGGCTTCTCTACTGTCTTCCTGTTCCCCTTGTAGGGGGCAGACTTGGCAATATCAAAGCGGAAGTTAGTCCTACCTGTTAGAAACACTTCATAGTCAGAAGGGTCAGGGAACATAAGGGTCTCCCCAAGGACATACTCTATAAGGTCATCAGCCTTACGTTTTGCATCCTTGGGGAGTAGGTCTTGAGTAGAAAAGGCTGCACGATAAGCAATAATGTCACCGTCGATCAGCACTTTTCCTTCAATCATCAGAAGTTATAACCCCACCATTCGTTGCCGTTATCGGATGTAAACGCTGCGTCAGTGACGTAGGTATAGCCAGTGGCGTTAGCAAAGAACACCATAGCTTGAGCAAAGGAGGTCATGTCGTCTACACCCTCACGGATGTATGTGACTTCCTCCTCAGCGCTGTGTCCATCATCCTCATCGAAGACTGCTGTTAGAACTAACTTCATTACGCTGCATCCATGTTAAATAGTTCATCGTCAGGGTTAGACACATATGTATCCTCGTAAGGAATGTGGTCAGTGACACCCAAGTTAATCAAACGGACACCAGCACCTTTAGAGTACGTTTCAAACTGCACTTTAGCTCGTGTGCCATTACCCAGAGGTCCGTCGTCTTCAAAAGACCACCACCGCTTGTTCTCAGCTCCCTCAGTCAGATTAACGACACCAACAGGACCACCGTAGTTCACATCGACCTTACCATTCTTATTCTCGAAGGTCTTGATGTTGTCTGGCACTGGACGTTTCAGCTTCATGTACATGCCAATACCGTAGTCTTGGTTGCCCTGAATGATGCGATCAGAGTTCATCGGGTTAGGGTCGAGACCGTCAGCAAGTAGTTGGTCAATCTGATCTTGCTCGGTGAAGTATGCGTTCAC